CAGTAACCAAAGGAATACGACACTCCTTAGTGTGTTGGAATTTAGGATATCCATTCAAATGAGCTTTAAGAAAAATAAATACCAAGTAATTAAAAGTGCTATATCAACAGAGTTAGCAGATTTTTGTTATCAATACTTTTTAAATAAAAGAGCAGTAGCAAGACATTTGTTTGATGAGAAATACATTTCACAGTTTACTGAATACTTTGGAGTTTGGAACGATCAACAAATACCTGAAACCTATTCACACTATGGCGATATCGTTATGGAAACTTTATTACAAAAAGTTAAACCTATTATGGAAAAAGAGTCAGGTGTAAAACTAACTGAAACTTATTCGTATGCAAGAATCTATAAAAAAGGTGATGAGTTAAAAAGACATAAAGATAGATACTCTTGCGAGATATCTACCACCATGAACCTAGGTGGTGATGATTGGCCTATATTTTTAGAACCATCAGGTGAAGAAGGTAAAGACGGTGTAGAAATTAAACTTGAAGCAGGTGATATGCTGATGTATCGTGGTTGTGAATTAGAGCATTGGCGTGAACCTTTTGAAGGTAAAGATTGTGGACAAGTGTTTTTACATTATAATGATGCTAGTGGCAAAGATGCCGAAAGCAACAAGTATGACGGTAGACCGATGATTGGATTGCCAGCACATTTTAAAGGAGCTTAATATGGAAGTATTAATACCATTAACAGTAGTAGCAGTAGTGATAGCTTGGTCTATTAAAAGATTTAAGCCTGAGCTTTGGAGCAAAATAGTCTCTAAATTTAAAAAGTGAATGAAATTGTTCAAGCTATTGAAACCATAGGAATACCAGCAGCAGGAGCAGTTGGTTTAGGTTATTTAGTTTGGACTCTTTTTAAATCTCTTATAGCAGACATCCACAAAAAACTTGATACGCAACACGCCATGATAGTGGCTTTGATAGATCGTATCCGCCAAATGGATAACGATATGATTCGTATTGACGCTATGGTTAGAGCGGCCATGAATTTACCACCTGATGTAAATCGAATGGCTAGATCTGATGGTAAAAAAGACACTAGAAAAGATTAGTTTTTTTAGTATATAATTCTTAAATGAATGCCAAAGCAAGACCAACAACCGCAGATGTAGCTGCAAACTTGCACGCGCATGAAGTAAAATGTGAAGAGCGTTGGAAGACTATATTTTCTGAAACCGCTGATATTAAAGAAGAAATATCTAACATTAACCAAACTATAAAAATGGCCACCTTTGGGGTGTTTGGATTTATAGGTGCTTTGTTAATTGCAATACTTTCAGGCGTTTTTCCAATAAATTAATCTTATGTTTAACAGCAACGACAGGCTGTCTCCTCATTTTAAATTGCGTGAATTTGAGAAATCTCAAATTGCAGATCGTTTTGAAATAGATAATACTGTTAAGGATGAAGAAGTTTACAACAATCTTATACTCTTATGTGAAAACGTACTGGAGCCTATACGCTTGCATTATGGTGTACCTTTTTCTCCTAATAGCGGTTATAGGTGTCTTGATCTCAACAGAAGACTGGGAAGTTCAGACAAATCCCAACACACTAGAGGGCAGGCATGTGATATTGAGATCCCAACCTTATCCAATTACGAGCTTGGGATATGGATCAGGGACAATGTGGAATACGATACTGTTCTCCTAGAGTTTTATAAAGAAGATATACCATCAAGCGGATGGGTGCATGTATCGTATGTAAGTCAAGAAAATAATAGGAAGAGATCTTTAAAATTTAATGGTAAGGAATATACAACATTATGAGTATTGATGACCAAATGAAAGAAGCTCACAAGATTGAGATAAATGTTAACGAATCAAAAACTTGGTATAACTTAGCCGAGGGTTTTGATAAATGGCGAGTCTTTCCTAGGTTACTCATTACTTTATATGGTTTCGCTTTTTATAGAACTACAGAATGGTTTATGACCCTACCTGATCCAACCAACGCACAATCAGCATTTGTTTCTGTCGTTGTGGGTGCAGGTGCAGCTTGGTTTGGCCTATATGTTGGAGGCAGCGCAAAAAAATGATTAAACAAATAGCAAAAGACTTTTTTATTAAATGGCAACAGGCTTGTTATGTTTGCTTTCCTATGATGGTACAGGGCAACTTATTTGCTCTTACATTTGACCATTGGATTAAAGCAAACAAAACAGGAATTATTGCAGGCTTTGGAGCGGTTTTACTTGGCTATACTGTTCTTAAAAAATACAAAGATAAAAAATGGTTTCATGGGGTAACAATTGCATCAGCTTGTTTTGTTGGTGATTTGATGGTTCACCCATCTCACTTTGCTGGTGTATTTGGCGAAGCTGCATTAACAGCGATAGCATCTGGACTACTTGCAACTTACTTTGTTTACAAGCCAATCAAAATAAAATGATAGATAAGTTAATTGGTCCAGTTAGCAATATCTTAGATAAATTTGTTGCTGATAAAGATCTAAAACAAAAGCTAGAACATGAATTATTAATATCTATTCAAGATGCTAACCTTGCCCAAATAAAAGTCAATCAACAAGAAGCAGCGCATAAGTCTATATTTGTTGCTGGTTGGAGACCTTTTATTGGCTGGGTGTGTGGAGTATCTTTAGCTTATCACTTTATAGTTGCACCGCTTATAGAGTGGATTTTAGTTCTATCTGGTAATACTGTAGACTTGCCAGAGTTTGACTTCTCGCAACTGTCCACTATAGTAATGGGAATGCTTGGACTAGCGGGTGCTAGATCATATGAGAAAACAAAAGGCGTAAGTCGAGAAAAATAAAATAAAATGTCTGAGTCCTCTGCTAGAATATCATTAGCAGGTGAATATTTAGCAGCATCATACTTGTTGCGATATTGCGACTCTGTAATTTTAGCTCCACCAGGTCATAGAGCAGATCTTATTCTTGACCACGATAATTATCTTTACAGAGTTCAAGTAAAGACTACCAATACTGTATATATAAGAAGAAACAAAGATTTTTATCGTTGGGAATTGCGTGCAAGCAAGAGAACTGCTGATAACATTCGCCAAAATAAAGTGGTAAGATATGGAAATGGTCAAATCGACATGTTTTGTTTTGTTGCTTTGCCAATTAATAAAGTGTTTTTTGATGCGTATGATGGTACAAAAAATTTAACTGAAGTATCTAAAAGCATTAAAACTTTAGATAAAATAGATTCAAAGGATTCTTTGCTTCAAGCTTTGTTAAAAATAAACAAAACACCAGAGCTGAGTCCTTTAGGTAAAACAGATTAATAAAAAAATGGCGTTACAAAAAACTTTATTTAAACCAGGCATTAATAGAGAAGGAACTGACTATAGTAATGAAGGCGGGTGGTTTGATTCTAACTTAGTTAGATTTAGACAAGGCCTTCCTGAAAAATTTGGCGGTTGGGAAAAAGATAGCTTAAGTACATTTCTAGGAACTTGCAGAGCTTTGCATCCTTGGGTTTCTTTAGGAGGAACAAAATATTTAGGTCTTGGAACAACTTGGAAATATTATATAGAAGAGGGTAACTCTTTTAATGACGTAACCCCAATAAGATCTACAACTAGCGCTGGTGATGTAACTTTTTCAGCTGTTGATGGCGATGCGACAATTACTGTCGCTGATACAGCTCATGGAGCTGTAGCTAATGATTTTGTAACTTTTTCTGGAGCAGTATCTCTTGGTGGCAATATTACTGATACAGTGCTTAATCAAGAATATCAGATAGCAACTATAGTAGATTCTGACTCTTATACGATAGAAGCCAAAGATACTAGCGGAAATACTGTAACAGCCAACTCAAGTGATAGCGGTAATGGTGGAGGATCAATTGTTGGAACTTATCAAATAAATGTAGGTCTTGACGTTTATGTTCCTGGAACTGGCTGGGGTTTAAATGGATGGGGAGAAGGAGCTTTTGGATCAGTGACTGCTTTATCTCCAAACAATCAGTTAAGACTTTGGACTCATGATAACTTCGGCGAAAACTTAATTATAAATGTTAGGGGTGGAGGCATTTATCAATGGACTGAAAACAATGGCGTTGGAACAAGAGCTGTTGATATGTCTGCAATATCTGGTGCTAATTTAGTTCCTACAGTTGGCTTGCAGGTAATCACCTCAGAAGTTGACAGACATTTAATTGTTTTAGGCGCTGATCCAATCAATGATGCAGGCTCAGCAAGAACAGGTGCTGTTGACCCGATGTTAATTGCTTTTTCCGATCAAGAAAATAATTTAGACTTTGAGCCAAAAATTACAAATACTGCTGGTTCGTTAAGACTATCTTCTGGCTCTGCAATTGTTGGAGGCGTTAAATCAAGACAAGAAACTTTAGTTTGGACTGATACTGCTTTATATAGCATGCAGTTTGTTGGACCGCCGTTTACATTTTCGGTTAATTTAATTAACGAAGGTACTGGTTTGGTAGGTCCTAAAGCAGCTGTAACAGCGCCTTCTGCTGTTTTTTGGATGGGCTACAACAATTTTTACGCTTATAACGGTAGCGTACAAACGCTGCCTTGCAGCGTTCATAATTACGTATTTAACGATATCAACCTTACGCAATCTTTTAAAATTAACGCTTTTACAATCGTTGATAAAAATGAAGTAGGTTGGTTCTATTGTTCTGGTTCAAGCAACGATATAGACAGATACGTGATTTACAATTACGCAGAACAAACTTGGGTATATGGTCAGCTAAGCAGAACGGCTTGGTTAGATGCGGGTATAGAAAATTATCCTAGAGCTGTAAGCAACGGCTATCTTTACAGGCAGGAAACTGGATTTGACGATGATGGATCGCCGATGACAAATGTGTTTATTGAAAGTTCTGATTTTGATATAGGTGATGGCGAACAGTTTACTTTTATTAGAAGAATCATCCCCGACTTTAAATTTATTCAAAATGATAACGAAAATGGCTCAGTCAATATTGTTGTTAAAACAAGAAACTTTCCTGGAGATTCTTTAACAACCAACTCTACTAGCGCTATACAAGCTAGCACTCAACAAGCTTACGTTAGAGGCCGAGCAAGACAAATGGTTCTTAGGTTTGAATCAGATGATGATGCAGAAAACAACGGCAATCTAGGAATTGGCTGGAGACTAGGCGCAACGAGAATAGATATCAGAACTGACGGAAGAAGATGAGCAAACTACTGCCAACTCAGCTCCCGCAAGCGCAAGGAGAAAGCGTTAGTTCTGCTACTTTTAATAGACTTATAAGAATTTTAGAGATAAACTTAGGAGCAGTAGACCCTGATAATACTTTGCAATTATCAACTACTCAACGTGATAAGTTAAATTTTAATCTTGGCACGCTAATCTTTAATACGACAACCCAAGTGTTGCAAGTATTTAACGGGACTGAGTTTATTGATTTGATGGATGAACCCAATCCTCAAGGATACGAAGCCCAAGGTTTACTTGGTAATATTTCAGTAAGTACAAATGGAAATATTACAATAACCTTGTAAAATGATAATATAACATATGGAACAAGGTATGCTAAACAACGGACAGAGACAGCAACTAGAAGGAATTGCAGCTTTAGGCAGAAACGAAGATACTTATTTGGCTCACGTAGCGCCAGATGAGATGATCGTTCCAGCTCAAGCTTTACGCGATAACCCACTTTTAAAACAAGCAATCGAGAAATCTATTTCTAAGTATGGGATTGATCCTAATCAATTCGTAGTTGGAAATGGCAGTATGGATTTAAACCCTTTAACAGGTTTACCAGAGTTTGGATTTTTATCTAAAGTTTGGAAAAAAGTTAAAAAAGTAGCTAAAAAAGTTGCTCCTGTAGCGATGTTTATTCCTGGCGTAGGTCAGGCTTTAGGCGCTGTAGGTGGATCTTTGTTAGGTAAAGTTGGTTTAGGCAACGTAGCTAGCGGTATTGGAACTTTAGCTTCTAAAGTAGGTCTTAGCGGCGTTGGAAATGCTATTACAGCAGGTGCTGGCGGCGGACTAGGAAGCGCCTTACAATTTGGCAAGCAAGCAATTACATCTGGAATAGGTGGTTTGTTTACTCCTAAAGGTATGATGGGTCAAGTAATGCAGGGCGGTATGATGCCTCCGCAAATGCAAGGTGGATTTATGCCTCAGCAACAACAATATTACGGTGGCGGATTTATGCCAACTTTTGGCTATTCTCCTGGTTATCAACAACAACAACCTCAACAACAGGGAGGTAGTTTTTTTGGATATAAAACACCTGGAGTTATCAAA